CAAAAAAATGACAAAAATTTTAAGGCATGGTTCTAGAATTAATAGATTCATTCAAACATTAGCATGAGCAATGTTAATAGATGTTGCATGCTTATGACTTGATGTTTGGGTATATCTTGAATCTAAAAAAGAAAAATCTACTCCTGAAAACAATATTGCTGGCTGACCTGAAGGCTTCAAAGAAGACTTATAGGCTTTATAAAGAGATGCAGTCATGCTTCGATGCCGTCTATCTGTCCAAGAACCACTCCAAGGTGATGTTGGTACAAAACGACCGGTGGACGGTGACAGTCATCTCCAGTCAGAACCAAACCTATGGAGACCGTGCAGAATGTACGGTCGTCACTACCTCACAGGAAGTCTTCTACCAACAGTATTGTGGCATTAAAGATATTGTTGATAACCAGTCAATACAATTGAATGGACTATTCGAACGAATTACTCAGCAGAATTCGAGACCTCTCTTCTCAACTGACTCCCCCACAGGAGATTTCCGCATTATTGGATATTGAGGAAAGGGAGTTCCTAAACGACCTGAACACCATTGGCCATCCCGCCAGAAAGGCATTCATGCAGGGCTATGCCACTACGGCTAACGAGATCCGGAAGGATAACATTAACTTGGCGCAGGCTGGCAGCCCGGCTGCTGACGAAGCATGCCGCGGATACCTGCGACGTATGATGCGCGACATATACACATAATTATCATGAGCATACCCGTGAATACTGACGAATACCAGAAATATTTGCCGATAGACTCAGGTGAGCTGCGACGGCAACAGGTACCAGACCACGTCATTGCCCGTGTCGAACGACTGCGTGAGCTGACGGCATACTGGCGGAGCTATCCGCAGACAAAACCGTCGGAGATGGTCGAGCGATGCCGGCAGATGTTCCACTTGAGTAAGACCCAGGCATTTGATGACATTCATCTGCTGAAGGTACTTATTGGCAACCTGGAGGCAACAACAAAGGAGTATGCACGATGGCGTGTCAACCAGATGATAGAGGAAGACCGTGTGGCCGCACGTCGTGATGGTGACTGGCGTGCCGTGGCCTCGATGCAGAAGAACTACATCCTGAACAACCAGACGGATAAGCCGGACACACCCGACAGGGCCTTCGATAAGATTGTACCGCTGCAGATAGAACCGACCGACGACCCATCAGTGCTGGGCATTAAGGTGCCAAAGAATTTCCGTGCACTGCGTGACAAGCTCATCAAACGCTACAGCCGTGATGAGGAATATACGGAATATGTCGAGGTAAACAGAACGGAGGACGCAGGCAATGGCTGAGAAACAACGACAATACTTCAACGACGCACAGCTGTACCCGCTCTATATGTCGCCGCGTGACCTGGTGTGTGAGATGGGCCGTGGTACCGGCAAGGGACTGATCGATGCCACACGGCTGCTGCAGGTATTCCAGCAGATGCCAGGATCTTCGACGGGCTTCGTGTCCCCGTCCTTTAAAAAATGCCTTACGACAACACTGCCATCACTCCTGGTACACTGGGAGAGGTGGGGCTATAAGCGCGACATACACTACACCGTGGGGAAGAAACCATGGAAGTCCCTGAAATGGAAAGACCCCATATTCACACCTAACAACTGGGAGAACTGCATCGGCTTCTACAACGGTTCAGTCTGCCAGATCATCTCACAAGATCGCGAGGGCATGGGCAACGGTATGTCTATCGACCATGTCCTGATCGACGAGGCGAAGTACGTGGATTACGAGAAGCTGAAAAATGAGACTTTTCAGACTAACCGAGGCAACGAAATGTACTTCCGGCACTGTCACCTGCACCATGGCATGACCATTACATGCGACACAGCTACCACCAAGAAAGGATCCTGGTTCATGAGCTACGAACAGCAGCAGGACCGAGAACTGGTCAAGTGCCTGGAGGGAATGGTCAGCCAACACTGGCAACTGCGCCAACGTATGAAACAGCATCCGGAACGCTTCAAGTACTACGAGAAGGAACTGAGGCGGCTGGAACATGACATGTTCGTTATCAGAAAAAACTGCCTCTTATATTGCAGGTACCCGTCACTGTTCAACTTGCCAATACTCGGGCTGGACTTTATTAAACGCATGAAGCGTGACCTGCCGGCACTGACCTTCGCCACCAGCATCATGTGTAAACATATCGGCATCATGCGTGACGGCTTCTATGGCCAGCTGCGCGAGAGCGTCAACCTTTATACGGCACCTAATATGTCACAGCTTTCCCTTCAGGACATACAAAACATAGAAGATGACTGTAGGCTGGATGCCGACTGTGACCCTAACGCACCGCTGATCATTGCCTTCGATGCGAATACCATGATTAACTGGCTCGTCGTTGGACAGGTGGGGATTGACGGAAAGCTGTACGTCCTTAAATCGTTCTATGTCAAGTATCAGACACTCGAAGCTGTGGTGGCGCTCTTTACGGAATATTATCGATACCATAAGTGCCGTCAAGTCTATTTCGTGTTCGACTCCACATTCAAAGGACAGGGGTTCGCTGCCAATAATAACGAGGACTTCTATCTGCTCATCACCAACCTGCTGACAGCGGCCGGCTGGGTGGTTGAACAGGTCTATATTGGCAACCCCATGCACCACGTCGATAAGTACCAGCTCATCAACCGCATGCTTGTAGGTAAGGCTTCACATCAGGTTTTCATCAACAGGGATAACAATGAGGACCTGCTGCTCTCCATACAGACTGCAGCCATATATAATGAGCATAAAGACAAACGAGGCGAGAAACTGGCCGAGACGGAGGAGGACCGTCTGGAGGCTCGTACCGACGGCAGTGATGCTTTCGACACCTTGTGTATCGGTGTGGAGAAGTTCATACCGGCATACGCCCTGCACCAGTCTGAGGGCTGGGTGAGCTACATGGGCTGACTTCCTGCTTCTACTGTCTGATTTCTTCTTCATTACTTCCTATATGTACAGGCTTTTGCAGTAATGCAATGGCCTGTTTTTTGTTGTGGCGCCTCTTCCTATGGTGTCACTCATGTTGATCTTCACAGTCTCTGATTCACTTTTTTCCATTCATAAATTTAGTGTTATACGGCAGACCGGTTGACTGTCACATGCTGCACTCTGATTGAGGATGATGCAGACCATATTTATGGTGTTTTCGCCTGTCTCAGATGGTTGCTATCGCTGTTGTTATGGCTTCTTTGCCTCTGCGTGCCATCCATGGTGTTGACAGTCGCCTGCGGTTACCATTACATGCGTTTTTCTAATGTTTCTTGTTGCCGTCGATGACGTAGAATGTGTCATGATGAATGTTACTTGTCCGACATGTTGATGCAGATGCCCGTGACGCTCTTCGATTTTTCCTTTGCAAAGTTAGCGCAGGCGGCATCCTGCAAGTACCTCTGAGCGTTATTACTGCAGATAATTCCAACACACTTTCCTGATTTGCCATGCAAATAAGGTTTTTCAGAATTTTCCTTGTAATTCCTTGCATTTACATGCCTTCTCCCTGCTGCTCTTTTATGCACGTAAAAATTACAAAGAGCGCCCAGGCGCATAAACATTAAGTCGAACAATTAAAATTCAAACATCATGACACATTCAGTTCAAACATCATCGTTCTTCAGCAAGAGCCGTCTTTACAACAAACGCTACTATTGTGGTAACCTTTATCAGGTGGTTGTCAACACCGAGGATGGCGAGAGTTACGAATATGAAGTAGAAGCCGACAACTTCGCCGACGCAACCAGCCAGGCTGAGAACTTCGCAATGGACCTGATGGTCGATATCACCTACATAGAGTGCTATAGCATGTAACTGCCACCTAATTCTAACCCTAAGTATAACTTCCTAAATTTACAAGTCATGGAAAAAAGAGAAATCATCGTATCAGTCGTGAAGTCTAACAAGAGTGACAACATGGTATGGGCAGTGGCCATCAACGGAGACGAACAGCCCAGTGCACACTGCAAAAGCGCCTATAAGGCCATGAGGTATATGTTCCTCCTGAAAAAGCAGACAGGATTGTATATCGCAGCCGAAAGTCTGGACCGCCTGTCATCGGAGATAGCCCTTCAGAAAGCTGAGCAGGCCGCAGAGAATGACCCACTGGGGTTGTCGGAAGCAACGCAGCCGGCGGTACAGGCCGACGAGCCCAAAACTAAGGCCAAGCGCAAGCCTCGCTCAAAGAAATCTGCAGAAACAGCGGCAGTTCCTCAGTAGGGAGCTGCTGCTTTTGTTTTACCCTGTTAACAATGACAGCCATGATGAAGTTTGCCCTTTACAGCTACATCCCTCAGCGGTTCCTGAAGCGAGCCACGTTCGAGGAGCAGGATATCTGCCGAATGATCATCGGCTTCAAGGACGGTCGCAACGTCTATACACGGTGGGCTGTCAGACAGTTCTCGAAGGCGTTGGCAGCTATCGACCTGACTGATACCGTTATCGTCTGTATCCCTGCTAGTACGATGTGTGCACACGTCCGTAGATGGAAACGGTTTGCACAGCTGCTGTGCAAACAGACGGGTGCTATTGACGGTTTCAGCCATATCGATATATGCGGCAACCGCAAACGGGCACACATCACTGGTGAATACGAGCTTGCCACGAACATCAAGCACCTGGTCAACATCGACGCTGACTATTTCAGAGGTAAGAACGTGTTGGTCATCGACGATATCTACACCACAGGGCGCTCATCGGATGCGTTCATCAGTGCCATCGAGGCTACCGGTGCACACGTCCGAATGGCGATGTTCCTGGCTAAGACAAAGGGGTATAAAAAGAAGTGAGCAGATCTGCTCGCCACTTTTTGGTACCTCTTATTGCCCGCCCTCGACCCCCTGTGCACCTGAACGTCTGGACAACGTTCCTGTATGTTCTGATGGCATGGCGCTGTACTCCGCTCCATTCCGGTGCCATGTTCCTTCTGGAGAGTCTAATCGGCTGACAGGTGGCTGTTCGGATGGGAGAGAAGGTGAGATGGCGTCAGGTATGCCACCATCTCGCCTACACACCCATCCGTGCCAAGGCACCACGGTCACTTGTCATCCAGACACTCCTGCCAGGAACGTGTCACGCTACTCTCCACTGCGACAGTCGCTCATACCGTCAGAACGTACGATGTCATACTGACATCAAGGTGCTTGCCTGTAGAAAGCCGTAGGCTTCATCGGTATGGGGGCAGGAAGTTGTGCCAACACCCTGCACCCCATGCAAGCGACACTATGGGGATGAAATAGTCACCTCATAGAGTCGCCAGTACCGCGGATGCGCCTCGCTGCTGCCCCTGCCTCGTTTTGACACTGCAACGCTGCCGACACTATCATACAGAAATTACGTGACATATTCCGCTTGGCAAGTCGAGGCAAGTCGCTTCGGGGCGTAGGGCGGTGGGGGATGGATAGA